CCTGGCTGACTACCAGGCTCATACCTACGAGAGGAGGTGATCAACATGCTACACGTAAAGTCCTTGCCATCAACCATCGATTGCCGTTATAGCGAAGTCCAGACTGGGGACAGTTGTATCTGGGACGGGCGGACTATCCGCCTATTATCCCTCACACAATTGCCCTTGTCCGCCGCAGATATCCGCGGCCCGGGCGCGTATTTACGCGACTTTGGGGTCTTCGACAAATTCGGTAATAATAAGGTTGAAAATGTCCAGTGGAAAGGAACCGTAGTCTCGCCCTTTAAGGTGAACGGGGTTGCACCCCCGGATCCGAAGGACGGACTGCGCTCTACATCCACTCCCTATTCCCTTCCTCCTATGCTACCCTCACCAAAAGGTTTTCTGGTGGACGTAGCTCCGTTGGATGTCTCGGGTTTTGCGAACAGTGAATACCATCACTTGTACGCTACGTCGGCGCGCACGACTAACTATCGTGATGCGTCGGTGTGTATACCCATCATGGCGCGACTGACCGTTCGATTGAGCGGGATGACGCGCGTGAATATTGAGACACCCTTCTGGAATACCGAGGCCCCCCTAGCGTACCTGGAAGCCGTAAAGGCATACCAAGCGCTTAACAGAGAGGCCCGGGCTTCGGCGAAAACCGAAGCGGAGATGCGCCAATGGCTCGATAAGAACCGGCAGCGCTTACATGGGATTCTGGGTAGTCTGTGTCAACAGGCTAGGTCAGAGGCAAGAGTCTGGCTACGGACACGTTCCGCATCGGGCTCCGTAGTTCGTGCTCAAATTCAGACTACGTCTGATATAAGCGCGATATCGGGGTCGCTCTCGCGGTTATCCGCTGAGATGCTCACCGTGCATACGTGGACGAAACAGGACCGCTCGCTACATGCGAGGGACGTCATCGAGTCTATCAACGACTTCGATGGCAACGCCTTGGCGTTCCTCTCCGACCTCCGCGATTTCGGGGGGTCGGCGAAGGCACTCCTCAACCTTGTCGGGGACTATACCCCTAAAGGCTGGGCCTCAGCGTGGCTGTCAGGACGTTTCGGTGACCGATTATCGATCTCCGATTTTCACGACCTGTTAGCCGCCCTGAAGAGGGCACTCCTGCATCGCCAGTACTACACACGGGGAAGGCGGTCAATGGCCGCCTCGGGAACAAAGACAACATCGTCTGGAATTCCCGTGGCCTATGACCACCTGCGCGTTTCGACGATCTACGTGGCTCCAGATTCCTATTCAGGAATTATGACCGCTGTAGAGAATCTTATGCGCTGGGACGTTTGGCCGACGTTAGAGAACACATGGGATGCAATCCCGTTGTCCTTCGTCGTCGACTGGTTCTTACCCGTGTCAGACTTGCTGGGCCAGATTGACGCGGCAGTCGAGGCACCTTACCTCAAATGCTTGTCGCAGTATTTTAGCGACCGGCTAGAGGTTCGGTTCTCGTTGCCGCCGACACTTGGCTCCGGCGTTGTCCAGCTAGTGCGTTATACGCGCCGGCCGGGCAATGTGTGTAGTGACGTCAGACCGTTCGACGTCGCACCTTCCCTTCCCTCGTTCAGCGTCGTCAATGCTGGCGACGCTCTAGCCCTCACTGTCTCATTGATATAGGGCAATGTCATACCCACCATGAGGCAGGAGTTAGTCACTCGCTGTCTCCGTATCCTGTTTAAAGGGATTCGTTAACAGAAAGGCTGGCCATGAGTTACACGATTGGCAACTGGACTGTGGAGCCACTTACTACTGACTCCATCTCCACAGCTAAGGCTCTCTCTCTTGTCGACCTGAGCTACGCAGCCGATTATACGGTTACGGAGCGTGGGACGACTGAGGTGCGCCTAGCTAATACTACTGGAGCCGGATTGGCTCCTGTGGAGCAGCTTCGTTACGGTCGGACTCGCGTTAAGGACGTCTACGCCTCTAACGGCCTCGATGTCCCCGCTAGTCAGAAGTGCAACGTTAGGGATGGTGTTCGTACTCTCCACGAGTGCAAGTACCTCCTTAAGGCAACCAACAGCGTGTCTGGTGAGGAGCTTCTCCTCCCGATGCGCGGCTGGATTTGCCTTGAGGCCCCGACTGTGGACTTCATCTCCTCGGCAGCTCTCTTCGACCTCTTTAAGAGGACCGTTGGAGCGGCCTTGGCGACTGGCAAGACCGATGGAACCCTCGTGACCGATGTGGCACGCGGGGACCTCGATCCTGTATCCTAGGAGGTTTCTTATGAACTCCCAGGTGACGAATTGGTGCGCCTCACTCTCCTCCAAATTACGGAGGAGAACGGTCATCAGCGCGGCGACACCGCTTTCCGAAGCAGATAAGGATTTGATCCTCGATGCCTTGGTTATGCGGACCGCCTTGTTGTACGACCTCCTCACCCTCGCAGGTTCCTCCCACACCACTTACGTGGTGGATTGCTGGAAGCGCACTATCCTCGGTCTTGAGACCTTGGACGTGGAGCTTTATGCCAGCGATTGGAAGAAGGCACGAGAAATCGTGACTTCTGAGGAGTTTTTGGGGTTATACCCCGATGCTCCCGCCTGCTCGCGGTCCTTTAAACAGACCGCTGCAAAGCACATCCACTATCAGTGGATCGTCAACGCATGCATAGCGCTGATCGAAGACGGTGGAGATGGATGGTACAGCTACGTCAACCAATTTATTGTGTTTGATAGTAAGCTGAACCTCACCTCGCTCGATTTGACGGAGCAATGCTGCCGCGACTACCTGGACTTTGAGGCTAGTACCCACACACGTGAGGAATGGCGCCGTATACAATACGACACCACAGATGACAGTGAGTCGGCGCGTTCTAAGCGTCGGATCATACGTCTTCTGCGCGTGGTGGCCGAGGAGATGTTCGGTGATTTTGATATCACCAGCTACCCTTTCCGTCCCAGACATGGGAATGGAGCTACCCGAGAAGTACAGCGGAGTACGGCCGACTCCTGGCATAAAAATCGACAGTTCCTCGTCGATTCTGAGATAATTCATTATCTCAGATACCGGAGTCCGGACACAGACTGGCATGACTGGTTCTACGAGCCTCGAAGAGGACTCGAACGGACTAGTGAGCTCGTCTGCGTTCCGAAATCGATGACGTCCAATAGGACAATATCGAAAGAGCCGACAACTCTCCAGTTCCTTCAGCAAGACGTCTTTCGAGCCCTCGATGATTATTTCAAAGAGAAGCTCTCCGCTCATATTGATCTTCATGATCAAGAGCGGTCTCGGCGTTTCGCGAAGGCTGGGAGCTCCGACGGGTCGTACGCCACGATTGATTTATCGTCGGCGTCCGATTCCGTGACGGTTGCGCACATCGACTATCTTTTCGAGGGGTTGCCAATTTGGTATCCTCTCGTGGCGACACGTTCTGATAGGGTTCACGTTCGCTCATCCCGGGGCGAAGTTGACTGTGTCATTGAGACCAGCAAGTTCGCACCGATGGGAAGTGCGACGTGTTTTCCGACCGAATGTGCCGTCTTTGCGATTGTCGCAGAGTGCGCGATCAGAGTTACCACAGGCCGCAGGTCGCGTGATGATGATTACGTGATCTACGGGGACGACATTGTTATCCGCGACGACTGTTTCCATACTGCCTGTGCGATCCTACATTTATTAGGGTTCACGGTGAATAGGGATAAGTCGTTCGGCGGAGAAACATCGCTGGGGTTGACCTCCGGCGCGTTCTTCAGAGAAGCGTGCGGTATTGAGTGCCTGAATGGAGAGGATATTACTCCACTACGGCTCTCTCGCCGACTCGTCTCACTGACGAACAACGACAGTGATCGTCTAGCGGGCCAAGGCGTGGGAATGGTTGATTTGTTAAACCGAACCTACGTTTATGGTTACACTGAGCTACGTCGCTGGATCAACAGCGTGCTGGTCGCTCATAAATGGTATCGGACACTTGTCCGGATCAGTTGGTCGGATTATGAGACATTTGTCTCCCGAGTGGCTGATCGCCTCCCGACGTGGGTCCGCGTCGCTATGCCCTTCGTAATCACTGATGACCTCAGTGACACGCAGTGGCGATGCTTCGGGACTCGCAACGGTTGGAACATACCGCGGCCGGCATGCCAGCTTCAACGACGCGAGGCGAACGTGACTGTTGTAAAGTCGCGTCAACCTCGCACCCCCCTCGTTGCAACGGCTACAAGCCGTGCTCAGTGGGGAATTCCTCACGATAGCAACGATTACTATACGTGGGCGTTAGCCCAGGTGTCACAGACCGTCGCCGAAGACGAGGTCGTCATCGACGATACTGGTATTGTGACCATCCGCGCCAAGGACCTGAAATGGTCCCAGATGTGGGTTCCTCTAAACTAGGGAGCCTGCGATCACCTCGACTGGCCTCGTCAGCCAGGATAAGAGGGAGCCAGCTCGCGTTTAGCGGGCGAAAGGTGGGGTGGGAAGCTCGGCCATGACGAGCTGACCTCCACGGGGAT